TGAAATATTTGATCCATCGTAATCGTATCTAGATGCTTCATATGTTGCCATTTTTTATCCTATGTCTTAATTATAAAGTTTAAAGCTATGTAAGGTTGTAAAACTGTTACTGCATCTCCACCGTTTAAAGTGTGTGAGTGTGCACCTCCATTACCTGTACTGCTTGAGTTTCTGTTTGCTGAAGTTCTTCTTGCTCTGTTTCCATTTCCACTACTGAGGTTGTAGTCAGCATTGTCACCAATAGAGCCCACTGAGTGAGTATGGTTACCCATTTGAGAAGTAGTAATGGTATGGTTAGCTAAGTTTCCCGAGTTAGGTGAAACTGTATTTGCTCCTCCAGTTGTCCCAACGTTTGAGTTGTTACTTACAGATTTAATATTTCTATCCTGAGAATCAGGAACGTTGAACGTAGAGGATCCATCCCCTGATCCATAACTAGTTCCAATTACTGCGAATAATGCAGAATACGTACTTCTTGATACTGCTGCTCCATCACATGGTAAATAACCAGTAGGCGCAGTTCCAGTAGACCATGGAATAATTGTGCCAGTAGATAGACCTTGGATACCGGTAATAGCCGCTCCATCGAAGTCGTATTTTGTAGCTTCGTATGTTGCCATGGATTATTTCTCCCTATATGTCCAACCGGTAGTAGCGTCTCCTGAATAAACTAAAGAGAAGCCTGCACCTTGTGTGTTAACTACTAGGTCGGCCGCTGAATTAGTTATGTTAGAAGAGTTTCTTCCAACAGTTAATGCGTTTGAATTAAAATCGTATCCTTTGTCAATAACAGATACTTCGTCTCCAGCACTAGGAGATGCAGGTAAAGTTAAAGTAAATGCTCCGCCGCCTGTATTTGCTAAAATTTGTGCACCAGGTTGAACTGTTTCAGAAGCACTAATTGTTCTCCATACTTTTTCTTCAGAACCTTTATACACATTAGTTCCATCTGACCATAACTGATAAGTATGTCCTTCGCATAAAAGAATACCTGTACCGGAAGAAGTTTTAAAAGTTAAAGTGTAACCTGCATGGTTACAGCTATCTAAAACAGTATATGTTTTTTCTACAGAATCTGGAATAGTAACATTTACATTTGCAGCAAGTGTTCCAGTTAATTTAATAACTTCGTTCTTACCATTTGATACTGCACCATTTGTAAATGTTAAAGCTCTACTGGCGTTAGTTACGTTGAACGCATCATAACCACCAATAGCTTGTTCAAGAATTAATAAGTTTGTATTTGTAATCTGTCCCCAAGTTCCTGAATTTTCTCCAGTTGTTTGGACTGTTAATTTTAAACTAGCTGATGTTGAATTTGCCATTTTTTAAATTCCTTATAATAGTATTTTATAAAATTTATGCAGCGGTGTCAACTTCTGTCCAAGTAGGTGCTGTGCCTGTATTTACCTTGGTCCATTCCACTGTTTTAGGGCTTCCTAGTTCCATTGTCAAGCCAATTCCTGTTAATACAGCTAGTGAATCTGGTGCTGTTGCAGTTCCTTCCTGCATAGTCATTGCTTGACCTGTTAAATCTACTAAAGTATTTGCATCTAAAACAGCTGTGCCAAGAGCTGCTGTCATAGGTAAAGCTGTTGCAGTGACATTTGCATCTCCAGTAACTGTTGGAGCATTTTCTTGCATAGTCATTGCTTGACCAGTAACCGCAACATCGACATCAGTAAAAGCAATAACAGTTCCCTCTGCTGCCGTCATTGCTTCACCAGAAACTGTAGCAAATGTGTTTGCGAGTGCGGTTGTTGTTCCAAGATTAGATGTTAAAGCTTGACCTGTAATATCAACATTTGCGTTTGCAGTAATTGAAACAGAATCTAGATTAGAAGCTAAAGCTTGACCAGTTACAGGAACATTAGCATCTCCTGTAATTTCCGTAACATTTCCTAGTGACATAGGTAAAGGGAATGTTCCAACAATTCCACCTGTTGTTGCCTCTACTCCAATAGGGATATTAAATGTAGCTGGACTTAATGTTGCAAAAGGTGCTTCACCGAAAGCTGTTAATGTATCGTTAGTAGGATTACTTTCTTGTAAAGTTAATTCAAAACCGGTTACATTAATTTCTTGATTTGATGATTGTGTAAGGGTTCCCTCTGCTGCAGTTAAAGCTTGACCTGTTAGATCAACACGTACTAAAGAAGATCCGTTTGCTGTTCCTAAAGTGCCTGTTAATACTTGACCTGTAACAGGTACGTTTGCATCAGCTGTAATAGCAGGAGTATTTTCCTGCATAGTCATTTCTATACCTGATGGATATGCAATTACACTGGATTCTTCTGCACTAAAAGGTGCCTCTGAATATGCGGTAACTCCTAGGGCCATGGATTAGGCTCCTGTTTTTTGTTCTTCTTTTTCTTCTTTAGCTAATTCTGGTTTTAATAAATCAGAATAATGTTTTTGTAAAACTTCTAAATCAATAAACTCAATGTTTACTTTATTTTTTTTAGCAACAATATCTTGAAGCTTTGACAAATACACTTTACCTTGATCAGATAAATTTTCACTATCATATTCTTTTTTGTCAAAAATAAAAATCATTAAATTCCCCAACCACCTGTAACAAAACCAGCGTCATTATTAAAACCTGAGTTGTTAATATTACCTTTAGTTAATTTTTTTTGATTATTAGAAGCATCAACTACAACAAAGAAATCTCCATCACCGTTTGAGGTGGACGTTGTAAGTTCAGAAAGATCTACATCTATTTGATCTGCTTGTATGTCAATTAAGTTTCCGGCACCAACATTTAAAGTTACATCACCAGATGACCCTCCACCTGTTAAACCAGATCCTGCTGTAACAGCAGTTATATCTCCAACTGTTGGAGTTTGGAAAGATGGCTGTGCCCCAGCTCCGGCTGAAGTTAAAACTTGTCCAGCACTACCTGTTGCTATTGCAACTGGATTTCCTGAAGCGTCATAAGAAATAATATTACCATCTGTACCTGATGCCATTTTAGCTAAAGAAACAGCATTGTCTGCGATTTGGGCTGTGTCTATAGCATCGTCTGCCATTAAGGCATTCGTAATTTGATCGTTTGCAATGTGAGCTGTGTCTATAGACCCGTCCACATATTGAGCGCTGTCTACACTATTAGCTGCCATTTTTGCAACCGTCACATTGGAATCTGCTATCTTGGCTGTCGTCACTGCATCGTCTTGAATTTCTGCTGTGGCTACTCCTGAATCTTTAATTGTTATTGCTCCAGAACTAGCAGCAAAGTTATCTGAACTAAAGGATGCTGCTCCTTTAGCAGATGTAGAAGCATCAGCTAAATTTATTGTAACATCTCCTGAAGATCCACCACCTGTTAAATTAGTTCCAGCTGTAACCGCTGTTATATCTCCAACTGTAGGAGTTTGGAAAGTAACAGCACCTGATCCATTGGTTGTTAAAACTTGAGAAGCAGATCCGTCTGATGTAGGTAAAGTATAAGCTGAAAGAGCAAAGTTTGCTCCATCACCTTGAATAATTTTTCCTGCTGTTGTTGCTAATCCTGCAACGTCTTGTAGTTGAGCATCTAATCTTGCGTTTGCAACAGTACCGCTTGCTAATGCTGTTGCATTTAAATTTGTTAATGCACTTCCGTTAAGTGCAGGTAAAGTTGCTGGGAATCTTGCATCTGGAACAGTTCCAGAAGTTAATTGGGTTGCATTTAATGCTGTTAAGTTAGATCCATTGTTTGCAACAATGTTTCCGCTAGCATCTAGTATGACTGATTTAGATGCAGGAAGAGTACAAAAAACATTTTTTGTACCAGAAGAAAAATCTACTGCATTGTCAGAATTTGATGATGATATAATTGTAGTTCTTGCAAGGGTATCTGGTGTAGCATCGGTTACAGTTCCTAAACCTACTTCAAACTCACCATTGTTAGTATTAACAATCGCATAGTAAGTTGTATTACTATTACCAATACCTGCTACAAATGTTTCAAAACCTGTTACTGCTCCTGCAAGAGAAAGGGTACCTGTACCAGTAGTGGTAGAGGTTTCTTTAACTCTATCATTAACGACTAATGCCATTTATTTCTCCTTAACCAGATATTCTTAATATAGCTGCTGCTGTAGTAAATGCTGGAAACTGTATTGTGAAAGTTCCTGATGTAGCTGTTTTATCTGCTCCAAAATCTAAAATTGCAACTGCTGCATTAGTAACTGCAGAAGATGTATTGTAGATCATTGCACCTCTAGCTGTCAACGTTACACCTGTGAAAGATAAATCTGCAAAGTCAACAATTGCAACACCTGATGCAATTGAAGTATTTTGACCTGCTAATGGATCTCCACCTGATGCGTAAGTACCAGTGTTACTAACTTCGTTTGTAGTTGTGAATGAAGTAGTAGCTGAGTTTAGAGTTGCTGAAGAAGTATAAAGCGCTAATTTAAAAACATCACCGCCAGATGATTTAAAATTTGCATCACCTTCTAGTAATTGTTTCTTAAAAGCATTTGCGATTGCTTGTGTTATAGCCATAGTATATCTCCTTATTGTTTTCCTATTCGAGGAACACCTGCTTGATATTCATCTCGTCTTCGTCTTCCCATTTGTTCTATTGAGAATCCTTTGACTGCCTCTTGATATTTTTTATCATATAACTGGAGCATGTCAATGGGCCCTTTTAAAAAGCCGTAAGCTTCTACTAGGCATGCATACAATAGTCCGTTGGGAAAATACTTACTAATGTATGTAGTGGTATTTGTAGCAGATAAACCAGGGTCTTTCAAGATATAGTTTAACTGAATTTCATAAGTAGCATCGGGGGTAGGAGCTATTATAAGTTCACTCTCATTCCAATAACCATAGTATTTTGGAACACCTGTCGATTCCGCAGGATTAAATTCTGACATAAAACTTGTATCTCTAAATTGTAAAAAATCTCTGTTATTAGGTTGAGAACTTCCGTTAGAGTCTACTATTTGAGCAGATCTAATAATTAATAAATCTGCTGGAGTATCGATGTATCTTTGATTTGTAATTAAATTTGCTGTAGCATATCTTCTATTGTTATCAGAATCTACATCTCTAAGAATTTTAAATTCTGCATCTTGAATAAATCCATCTACAATAGTTGAAGTTAAAACATTTGAATCTACTTCTGTGTAATCTCTAATTTTTTGTACTAATTCTGCGTATGTCATGCTCTATCATTAACAGGTCCAGCTAAACATTGGAACCCGCCTCCCGTTTCTGTGCTACTTGCAGCACTAATTAAATTAAAAGTAAAACTGTTAAATTCTG